GCTGCTGAATTTGGTGGTAAGTTTTCTGGTGTTTATTAGGTGTCAGTAGTTTGGATAAGCCAAAAGTTTCTAAAAGAGATTGAGGCCCAAAAGGAAAGCGTAAAAGACACAATCTTGGCTGGCACCAAAGATTTTGCGCAATATCAGTATCTGTGTGGACGCTACAGTTCTCTGGTTGACACAGAAAATACATATAGAGAACTGCTAGGAAAAATACAAGAAGATGTCGAAGATACACGTACCTGAACATGTTGCCAAGGCAATAGAAGAAGAGAACGCACAAGAACCAGAAACTCCAGAAACAGAAGAAACTCAACAAGAAGAAATACTACCCTACGTAGAACAGTCGGCTAGAGTTTTAGATCCAACCCTTTTAGACAAATCAATTTTAGAGAGAATGCCTCAACCTACAGGTTGGAGGATACTTATTCTTCCTTACAAAGGAAAAGCAGTAACTGATGGTGGAATACACCTAGTACAATCACAAGTTGATAGAGAATCTCTAGCAACCGTTGTGGGGTACGTAGTTAAAATGGGTCCTGATTGCTATAAAGACTCCAGTAAATTTACTGAGGCTTGGTGTCAGGAGAAACAATGGGTATTAATCGGTAGATATGCTGGCGCTCGTTTCAAACTCGGAGATGAATCTGAATGCAGAATCATTAATGATGATGAAGTTATCGCTACCATATTAGATCCCGATGATATTCTTGCAGTATAAGGAGTAAAAATGAACGAAGAAGCAAAGCAAGAAGAGCTAGTAGAAGAAGGGGAGGTTGTAGAAGTAGATCTTCCTGAAGAAAAACCTAGCGGTAAGATAGCTGATCTTGCTACACCAGAAGAAACCGATCAAGAAGCAGAAAAAGCTATTGAAGATGTTTCGGAGGAACCACAACAAAAGTCTGAAGATGAATTAGAAGACTATTCAGAAAAAGTTAAGAAAAGGATTGGTACCCTTACTCGCAAGCTAAGAGAGGCCGAAAGAGGTCAAGAGTCTGCTTATGAGTATGCAAAAAGAATTGCAGAAGAAAACCAAGTTCTAAAAAGTAGATCTACATCTTTAGATAAATCTTATCTTAATGAAGCAGAAAGCAGACTTAAATCACAAAAGGCTCAAGCACTAGCGGCTTTAAAAAATGCACACGAAGTTGCAGATTATGACAAGGTTGCAAAAGCTCAAGAGGTTCTTGCAAAGATAGCCGTAGAAGAAAATAAAGTATCTGAATCTAAGGTTGTTATTGAGCAACAAGAAGAGCAACAAGTTGACTATCAAAATTACTATCCTAATCAGGCCCTTCAAAATCAAACCCAACAAGCTACTGTTCCAGAGTTGGTTGGAAGAGACAAGGAGTGGGTTGAAAATAACGAATGGTTTGGTCAGGACGAAGTAATGACTATGGGTGCTATGGCAATCAACAAACAATTAGAAAATGAAGGGTTTGACCTTGGTTCAGAAGAGTACTATAGTGAGGTTGATAAGAGAATTCGTGAAGAATTCCCGCAGAAGTTTAATGAATCTTCTGTTAAATCTAAGCCTCAACAAAAAGTGGCTTCAGCGGGAAGGGTAGCTGGTAATACCAGTTCCAATAAAAGACAAGTTAAATTGTCTCCCTCAGAAGTACAAATGGCTAAAAGATTAAACGTACCCTTAGATGAGTACGCTAAATATGTTAAAAGGTAAAACTATGACAGAAGATAAAAAAGATATAAACAGAACACCACGTTCTGCCGACACTCGAGCTAAAAAAGTTGCTCGCAAACCATGGAGTCCACCATCAATGTTGGATACTCCTCCTGCCCCTGAAGGTTATACTTACAGGTGGATTAGAGCCGAACTTGCAGGCGGTGAAGATAGAAAAAATGTAACATCAAGGCTAAGAGAAGGTTTCGATCTTGTCAGATCCGATGAGTTAGAAGGATTCGAACTTCCCACCTTAGATGACGGTAAACATGCAGGAGTAGTGTCAGTTGGCGGTTTGCTGCTGGCTAAGATTCCTAATGAAACGCGCGAAGAAAGAAACTCCTACTTTGAAGGTCGTGCGCAAACACAGCAAGACGCTGTAGATAATGATCTTTTAAGGGAATCAGATCCAAACTCTCCAATCTTGAACCCGGAGAGGTCAAGCAAAGTAACTTTTGGAGGTGGTCAGCGAAGTTGACCATCATTTATTAATTTTAAATAATATAGGTAACTTATTATGGCTAATAAAGATGCCCCATTTGGAGCAAGATTAGTAGGCAAATTAGGTTCTGGTGTAACTTCTAACGGTTTAACAGAATACAAAATTGCCTCTGGTGCTTCAGGGAATATTTTTTCAGGTGATTTAGTTAAAATGACCAATGCAGGTACTATACTTGTAGCTGCTGCCGGTGATGAGTCCATAGGTGTATTTAGAGGATGTCAATTTACCGATTCAAACGGTGATGTTGTATTCAAATCTTATTTCCCTGATGGAACTGTATCGTCTGATATTGTAGCTTTCGTAGTAGATGACCCTAATGCTGTATTTGAAATTCAGAGTGCCGGTTCTCCAGCGCAGACTGATGTAGGCTTAAATGCAGATATTTCTTACACTTCTGGATCTACCAAAACTGGTATGTCAGCAGTAGAACTATCTGGAACAACAGCCGCAACAACTGCGACTTTTAGGATTATGGGCTTTTCTTCTGATCCAGATAATAGCACTACAGGTTCAGCTAATGTGAATGTTATAGTGAAGTTTAATGAGCATTTCTATGTTGATCCTACAGGAGTTTAATAATGGCAATTAATAGATCGCAATTAGCGAAAGAACTAGAGCCAGGCTTAAATGCCTTGTTCGGCATGGAATATGCTAGGTATGAAGCAGAGCATACAGAAATCTTTGATACAGAGAGTTCTGATAGAGCGTTTGAAGAAGAAACTTTGATCGTTGGGTTTGGTAATGCTGAAGTAAAATCAGAAGGTAGTGGTGTCAGATTTGATACAGCTAACGAAGGTTATACTTCTCGTTATACTCACGAGACGGTTGCTTTGGCATTCGCACTAACAGAAGAAGCTGTTGAAGATAATCTGTATGATCGTCTTGGTGCTAGATACACTAAAGCACTAGCTAGATCTATGGCTAATACAAAGCAAATCAAAGCTGCTGCTGTATTGAACAATGCGTTCTCTACAACAGGCGGAGATGGCAAAGTATTAATTGCTACAGATCACCCGCTAGGTGGTGGTGGTACTCTAGCCAATAGAGCTACAACTATGGCGGACCTTAATGAAACTTCTCTTGAAGATGCATTAATTAGTATCTCTACATTTACTGATGATAGAGGTCTTAATATTGCACTAAGAGGAATGAAATTAATTGTTCCACCTCAGTTGCAGTTTGTTGCTGACAGACTATTACAAACTCCTGGAAGAGTTGGTACTTCTGACAACGACATAAACTCTATTAGAAATCAGGGAATGATTCCTGATGGCTATGTTGTAAATCATTATCTAACAGATACAGATGCTTTCTTCTTGAAAACAGACTGTCCTGATGGATTTAAGTATTTTGAAAGATCTCCAATGCAAACTGCATTAGAAGGTGATTTCGATACTGGAAACATGAGATACAAAGCTAGAGAAAGATATTCATTCGGATATTCTAACTTCAGAGCCGTTTTCGGTTCTCAAGGAGCTTAATGAACGATTGATTGTAGCGTTTATAACTCAACTACAATTAAGAAAGGGAGCCTCGGCTCCCTTTTTCTTGCGACATTCATATTTCAGGTGTAAACTAAAATTGGTTTAAAATTAATTAGCTTGATGAGGGCCGTTTACGGTTTCCATTAATACAAATATAAGGAGTTCAAGATGGCTAATCCACATTTCCAAAACTTAATACTTAACGCTGGTAACAGCGAGTCCACCAAACATAAGAAGGATCTTCCTATGTTCTTGGTAAACCCGTCCAGTTCGTTGTTTTATCAATACTCAAATGATTTTATGACTTACAATTCTGGCGATTGGACAATCACTACAACTGAAGCTGGTTCGGGTAATGCTAGTGAAGCTCTTACATCACAAGCGGGTGGAGCTTTATTAATTACAAATGATGATGCTGATAACGATTTAGACTTTTTACAGTTAAAAGGTGAATCATTCAAACTAAGCAGCAGTAAAAGAGCTTTTTTTAATGCCAGGTTCAAAGTGAGTGATGCAACACAATCTGATGTTGTTATAGGTTTACAAATAACCGATACAACACCTCTTGCTGTTTCGGATGGTGTTTACTTTATGAAAGACGATGGTGACACAAACCTAGATTTTCATATAGAAAAGAATGGTACTGACACAACTACAGCAGCGGTTACTACTTTAGCTGATGATACATTTGTTAATGTTGGTTTCTTTATAGATCCAAACACTTCACAAGTATCTTACTTTATAGGTTCTGCTACTCCAGTAGGTGTAGTAAACACTAATTTACCAGATGATGAAGAGCTAACCGTATCTTTTGGTATTCAAAATGGTGAAGCAGCAGCTAAAACTATGACAATTGATTACATAAACGTAATCTGCGAAA